CTCCCTCCAGTTTACTTCTGATAAAGTAGCACTAATTAAATCGACAACTAAATAACTATTCGGTATTGCTTCATCAACCGCATCAGTTAATTCATCCATCCATTCTTTAAGTGCTTGACCATAATCGTATAGCCCCCAATCACAATCATCTTGGTTGCCCATTTCCCAAATGTGCATGGCATGATACTGTAAAGATTCATCGTTGTTGATGTGAAGTGCTACTAACCAAGTAGGGTAATTTGCGTAACCGTTATATCCTGTATTTTTCATGTCCTTTGATTAAATGTTATCCCTAACTGCGTTTTTAATTACCATCTGTGAAGTTGGTGCAATACCCATCGTCACTTGTTCGCCATTGTACAATAACTTGCAGTAATCCATGATGGTTGTCGAATCAATCCACTTTAATTGGTTGCCGTTAATGTCGCATACAGGATGCCATACATTTTCCCAGTTCTCATTCATGAAAGTTACCCAAGCCATTTCTGTGCTTAAATCTAAAATTTGTGTGTTGTTTTTTTCTTGTTTCATAACACGAAGAAACAACCTTTTTTTGTTATTGCAAAATTTTTTTTATTTTTTTTCTAAAAATGCTTTCAAAGGGTAAAACACCAGTGTATTCCTATAACCATCTTCGTGTGTTGGCACAATGGGCGTTACACCGTGTACGTTCCTCCATGCAGGGTAAACTAACATTGAATTATCTTTTTGGCCAATGGTTGCATTATAATCAGGTATGTGTAAGTCACCTCCCTTTGTGTTTTTCTTTTTACAAATGATGACATTGACAGCCCCTTGTATGTTGCCAGTGTCACGATGAAATGGTGCTGATATGTTGTAATTGCTTATTGATGATGTAAACATATTGGCAAACCTCCACTCTTTTGGAACGTGATTAAATAATTCTAATTGTTTTTGATATTGTTCAGGCAGGATTTGTTGTATGACCTTTTCTGATTCTAATGCCAAACCAAGCATAGCCTTAACAAATATCTTTGCTGATTTGACCTGATGTACAGAACTCATCGTTGGATATGGTCTTCTCATGTGTGGTTTTGGTGGCACACTGCCTAATATGGTGCTTTTTTGTGTGACGATGTTTTTGTATTTGTATATCCCTTTCTCCTCGTCAAAGCCATCAGTAGGCTTTCTGTCCATATTGCTTTTTGGCACATTTTCACTATTAAATTCTTTGTCTGCTAAATCTGCAAACTTGCAAGCCCTTTCAGGCATTTTGGTTATGTAAAAACCAATCGGCTGACCATCAGCATAGAATATGCAATCCTCTGTAATGTTGGGTTCAATGTATGGGCAAACATCACCGATTTTGACATTGTGTTCTTGAGGTGTTAAATCTATGCGTTTCATATTGCTTTGCTTTTGTATTTTTTGTCTGTAAACTTTGGTTCAAATTTCCACGGTTTTTTTGGCTTTTCAATTACTTCTATACTTGGGTCTATGCTTTTGAATATCTGTATTTCTTTTAGTGCCATTTCTGACCTGTCAAAAACTTGCAAACCTCCTTTACCTTGACCAACTGGTGAACACTTGATTAAATGCTTTGAGCAATACAATGTATCATATCCTTTTTGCCTTAGTAACAAATACTCATAAAAATCTTCAAATGTGCTTATTTCTTCACTTGGTTTATATAATGATGTTCTTATTATATAGCACGTTTGTATTCTTTTATTTACACGAGTAAATAACTTTTCTGTTTTGGCATAGAATTCAAAATCATAAGGGAAAACAACTGCACCCACTTTGGATATTTTAAATGATGCGAGTATTTTATCTAAGTCCTTTTGAATTTCTCCAATGGCTTGAACATCATCATCAATTTTAAAAATCAAATCGTACCCATTATCTATTGCATATTTTTTAGCATACATTGTAGAATAACCTAGCCCCCTGTTGTTGGCCGGCAATATAATGACGTTTGGGAATGCTATGTAATTTTGTTCATCTTGTGGTTCAACAAATATCCGATAATCCAACCCCATACTTTCCACAAAAGGAATAGTGTATTTTGCAATATTATCAGGCCTTGCTTTAGAGGGTATGATAACAAGGCATTTCATAATTTATTTTTTTCTTCTCTTAAGTGTTCTAATATCATGCCTCCAATGTAAGCCTCGCGTTCACGCCAAAATTTAATTATCTCTTGTGCCTCAGGGTAATGTTCAACATCAAACTCAATCTGTATTGCTTTTTTTACCCCATCTTCCATAGTTGACATTTCATCATCAACATCCAAGTCATCCAATATACTATAATCTGCATCGGTTGGCGGCTGCCATACATCTAATCCCCATTCTTCCAGTTCGCTAGAATCCCAATCGTTTGCCAACAAATCCCAATCCCATTCACCAAAACCTACGTTATCCTTGATGATGAATTGGCGTTGCTGCTCTTCTGTTAAATCAGAAGCCTTTATAACCGGTGCTTCTTTTAGTCCAATGTGTGTTAATGCTTTCAATCGCATATTACCACCTAACACCACCATATCATCATTTACAACAATCGGCCTGAGTTCTAACATCTTTGGGAATGCTTTGATTGATTCGCAAAGTTTCTGAAATTTCTCATCCTTGATAACACGAGGGTTACTAGGGTTGGACTTGATGTCCTTGATTTTAACTACTTGTATGTTCATTTTCGTTCGTTCATTTTAACTTTATGCACCACCTTTAACATCGCTTTGTGTTGTTTTTTATCACCGTATTCAACATGACATGACCTGCACAACCCCATCAGGTTTTCAATCGTGTCTTTATCTCCGCCACCCATACCCCTTGCCTCTATGTGGTGAATGTCAACGGCTGTGTCTCCGCATAACTCACAGGCTATCCAATCCGTCGGGTGATAGTTCATCTCCTTTAGGTAAATCTTCGTGTGTTTTTTCAATGCGTTTTCTCCTTTTGCGTTTTGGTTTTTGTTCAATCATCGCCTCGGCTCTGATAATCATTGACAACATGCCTTCTACTACACAGTTGCCACAGGTTGGTAATGGTTGCCCCATTTCCTCTTGATACACCCTTCTGAACTCCACGTTTTGTTCAGGTGTCATTTTCAATACTTGAGTCTGCTTCCATTTTTGGAAAACAGGCAAGATTTGTTCGTTAATGAAATTTGCTTCTTCTTGTGTCATTTTTTTAACATTCTAATTACTTCTTTTAAGGCTGCACTGACTTCTTTCGGTCTTGGTTGGCTCAATGCGTACCCTTGTTTGTATCTAACTAATTTTTCCAGTGTTTCAATTATTTCTTCTTTAGACATATCTATTTAATATCGTTGCTCCAATCGCTGCTACAAATGAATATAAAACCCCCTCAACAGAATGGAAGTATAAAACACCCATCCAAAAAGCCATACACAATTCACAGTTAAAAGGTTTCTTTTTTAACTTCCATGTAAACTCCCTTACTATAATTAAACCTGCACAGGCTAAACCTGCTATTTCAAATAAAACGTTCATATTGCTCATACCATTTATTGGCTTTTTCTTTTATGTCATTTACTACTCTTAAAATTTCATGTCGGCTTATGCCGGTTGCCCTGCTGATGCTTCTACAACTCCTTGCCTTTATGTTTTCTCCACCTTCACTATACAATTTCCATATCTTCTTTTGATACCAGTCCAAATCCTTGGTCACTGCTGATATGGCAAAGTTCATGAACTCTGAGCGTATATCTATTTCATTCGTGTCTTCGACTTCATCTATTTCATACAAGCCAATCGGTTGATGATAGTATTTTTCGAACCGTGTTCGCCTACCATAAAATTGATTCATCGTTATTTTTATAATGAAGCCTTCCCAGTAACCACTATTGTACTTTTCTATTATCCACGCCTCATCCTTTTCACACAAAATCAAAAACAATTCTTGATATAAATCAGATGCCAGTTCTTTGCCGATTTTGACACACAAATCCCGTACCCAATCCTGTGCAGTTAATTCGTTTATAACATCCTGTTTTTTGATATTTCAAAGTTTATTGACTTTTTTTAGATATCGTTCGGAGTTTTGCACTTAATATCCACACGTTTAGGATTGCATATACTATAAACCTCAAATCCTTTTTTCATATACTTGTTGGCATAGTACACCACCTGCTTTTCGTTTTCAAGAAAAATGTGGACATATTCTTTCTGTTTCCTCAATGTAAGTTCCAACATTGTTTTTCAATAATTCTAAGTATTCGGTTTCGGGTTGGTATTTTAAATCAAGGTAATCCTGCATACGCTTCGTGTGGTGCAACACGGTTGTATGGTCAACGTTCAGAAACGCCCCAATACAAGTGGTTGTTTTTTTCATGTGAACCCTTGCGAAGTAGCACAGTATTTGTCTTGCTGTTACAAATGATTTTTTCCTGCATTTGCTCATTATATCATGT